GCGCCATGCCGGAACCGCTGGTCTTAAATGCACGCACGCTTTCAGAGATTCCCGCCGAAAACATTTCGCCAAATTCGATATCACTCAAGTCGCTATAATACCCTTTATAGATACCATAACCAGTGGCAAAAAGTGAAGTCATTTCACCCGCTGTTGCCTTGGTTGCCTTAGCAGTCAGGGCGGCAAGACTGGTGAACTCTGCAACGCCCTCATCACTCAGGGAAGAGATACCGCTTTTGATATCATAAGCCGCACTTATAAAATCTGCTTTTGACGTACCGCTCCACTGGTCGGAGAAGCTGCGGGCAGCAGTTTCAAGTGCATCTAAATCCTGCACGCCGAGGGAAGACAGCTCGCCAAGTGCCCGCTGTGTCTCGAAAGTTGCTGCGACTGGGGCAAGTGCAGCATCGGCGATCTGGCTTCCCATTGCAGTCATTGCCGCGCCGGTTTTCGCCATGCCGCCGAAGCGTGCGCTCAGCGCATCCAGCCGGGAAACGCTTTCGCCAACGCGTGACGAAATATTTGCCATCGGGCCGGAAAGGTTGTCGATCATGTTCATGATAAGCGACAATTTGAAAACAGATTCAAGGCTCACATGCGTTTCACCTCCCGTGCGTTATTCGTCTGAAAACAGCTTGGAAATTGCCCGTGCAATTAAATTTTCTTCCAATTCCTGCACAATCCGTGCCTTTGCTACATAATCAAGAAATTCGTTAAAGTTACTGATTGTTTCCGGGTCAAAGTGCTCCAAGAGGGGCGGAGGGAGAAAACGGTAGATTTCTAAAAGTCCATATTCTATGACGCTTTCCCGCAGCTCCGCGACCCGATCTCTTAGAGCCGTTTCAAATTTACAGTCTTGGTCAGTCCGAGAAGTTCAGTCAACTTATCACCAATCGTAAGGCTGACGCCGGGATATTCTTCCATGTCTGCAATCAGGCGTTCTCGGTCTTCCTCGACAACCGCATCCAGCATAAACGTCCGGCTCGCCTTAACCATTCCGGTCTTTGCCGCACTCGCGATATAACGGTCATAACTCGCTACGCTGGGTCTCTTAAAATGATAAGTAAATTCTCTTTCGCTTTCATCATCATCGGGAATGGTCATACCCACGCGGTAAACCTTGCCGTATTTTGCTTTCAGCATATCCTCATTATCGGGAATAATCACATTATCCTTATCCATTTTAGAACCTCCAAATTCTCATTTATCTTGTCCCTAAATCGGCTCTACGCCATCCTCAATAATGCCGCCGACAATCATTATATCAATATCGACTTTAAGGCTTTTATCGCCCTGTGCGGCTTTATGGGAACGCTTTGTAAAGTGTACCTTTTTCAGCTCATCCTGCACAATAGCCGCTCCGTTATTGGCATAGGATACCACCATGGAAGGGATTTCCAAGGCGTAAAATTTAATGCCGTTTGCCCTGCAATATTGCAGCAGTGCCTGATAATCATCCCGCAGCATACTGATCTTGCCGGAGGATTTATAATTGCCGCGACCGTAACCGCGCGGCCTGTGGCCGTAACCGTAAACTTCTTCTTTTTCCAGTTCGTCATCGTAGCTGATTTCCTGCGGCTCGAAGGGCATTCCGGGGATTTTAACGTCTACATCGCCCCAGTCATAACATTTACCATTCACGATAAGGGGATTTCCTTCAAATGCCATAACTTCAGCCTCCTTTCATTACGTAATCGCTGCACGTCCAATATCGATATCAACTTCACGAATATATCCACGCGATAAATAGCGGATTTTCAGGCGCAGCGTTTCATCGTCAAGAAATGTTTCTTCGTGACCGGGTAAAACCTCTGTTTTATAAGAACTGATTTCCTTTTGCTCCACCATACGGTCAAGCGGAATACTGACAAACTTCGCTCGGGCCTCCAGTTCGCCCTGAATATCCTCAAGGTCAATATCGTCATTCTTGAGCAAAAGGCCCTTTTTCCGCACTTCACGAATAATCTTATTGCGAACGCGCACATCCTCCGCATACCGGTAATCACTGCCCTCCGGACAAAGCATTTTCGTGTGATAAACGTAGATATCACTTAACCCATCATACTCGCGGAAAGTCAGATATCCGGCAACGTCAAGCAGCTCGATAACGGAATTGTTATAGCCTGCCGGAAGCAGCTCGGTCAGCCGTGCGCCGGAGAATCCATAACCAGCCTCGGGGCGTGTTTTGCCGATAGATTCCTGCACCGGCGCTTTCGCATATCTCCCCGAAACCAGCCCTGCAAGATTGGCAATCTGCGTTCGGCCATCCAGCCGGATAATACGGCCCCATGCGGCGCACACTTGGACATCTGTATTTGCAATCTTCTTTCGGTCGGTTTCCATCTGTGCAGCCCAGTCGTAAATACCGCCGCTGCCGTCACTGTCCTCGGTCGGAAATGCCGCCTCTAAAAGGACAAATGCCGGTTTATGATATATCGCCGAGAGTTCCTTTTGGGCTTCGCTGAGCGCCAGCCAAAGCGGCAGCGTGCTTTCTCCTACAACATGGATAAATTCGAACTCTTGATTGAATTGTTTCAGTTTATCGACCGCTGCCAGAACGTCACCATTTGTCATGATTGGCGCAGTTGTTGTGAATGAAAAAGTGTCATCTACCGTGAAAGAATTCAAATAAACTTCGTCCGTTTTCTCTGCAAAATGAAGGGTCAGGCCTGTTCCTGTAAGTTCATAATCTCCGGTTAAAGGGATCGTGATTTCATCCGAAAAACGATAACCGCCGTCAATCGAAACAGCAAACGCCGCCGTGTTCAGTTCGCCGGAAGCGGTGATTTTTGCAATTACTGAAAAGGCGTTGTTTGGCGAGCCGGTTACAGTCAGCGTACCGCCGCCTTTACCGGTCTTAGAAACCTCGTCCACCGTGCCAGCCGTTGCGGCGGCAACCGGGATGCAGTAGATTTTTGCAGCGCCGCTTTGCACTGCATCCATAGCAGCGTCAGCCAAAGGGGACAGGCCAAGCCGGGTTTTGATTTTGTCCGCGTCCATATCCCCGGTAATGAGAATGGATGTTCCTGCTTCGATGGGGGACGCGCCAATTTTGATATGTACGCCGTCACCGGTTGCAGTCGTGAAGCCCATCAGCCCATCTGAAACATGCGTATTAACGTCTCTAAGCATCTCATTTCACCGCCTTTCTGTTCATCGGTGCACCTGTGAACGCTTCGACTGCGCGGCGGAATTCTGCTTCGGTCATGACCCTGCCGGGCTTCCAGCCGTTTACAGCACATACTCCAATAAATACAGGTATTTTGATTTTCAGCTGTTCCCGATGCTGTTCTATCGGAAGCAGTTCCGGGGACGGTGCGCCGGTTTGCTGTCCGTCTGTCTGCTGCACATCAGGTACAGCGTCCGGTCTGTTCGTTTTAGTCGCCATTTGCAGGCTCCTTTCTTGCATTTTTCTCAATTTCTTTGACTTCAATATACCGCAGCGGCGCAAAGCCCGTGTCACGGTACAGCCCGCCGTGGAAGGTGATGAACGTCTGAACAGCAACCTTCGCTTTCAAAATGGAATCATCTGCGTCAACCCACTCGGAACCCTCAAAATCAATGCTCACAAAATTACCGTCCACGTAAAGTCCAGCATCCAGAAGGGAAAGGAACCGCTCGAAAATCGTTTCCGCCGCATCATCGGAATACTCGCCGATAATGACGCTGAAAGTGATATCCCGGTCGAGGACTTTCCGCCGTTTGTGCTGCGCTCCCTGTTGGTCTGTAAATCTTTTTTTGGAGCCGTTTCTGACGTTTGTCTCGCGTTCAAATATCACCGCACCGACGTGAGATTCCATACATTTTTCGAGTGCTTTTCTTGTGGTGTAAGGCCGGGTTTTAATACCTGCTTCTTTCAGCTTGTCTATCAGATATTGCTTGCACAAAGCATAAAGCATGGTTTAGCCTCCGCTTTCGATGAAATCCTCAATAGTTGCTTTTATTTCCTGCATATCATCCTCCGACAGGCCGAGATACGGGCGGGCCGGGATTTTAATACGAACCTGCTTTTTCGTAACCCAGTGCCCGTTCACCTGAAACCGCAGCGCTTTTGCCCTGCGAGCGCGGATCGTTCGTCCCGGCTCGCCAAATTGATGGGTGGCTGCGTGCTTTGCATTCGTGCCGACTGCAAAGCCGCTGTCGTCCGAATAAACGCGAATGGAGTTTCGTAGCTGCGCGGTGTCAATCAGCGTCTTACCACCGGTCTGCGCTGCACGAATGGAGGTTTTCCAGCGCCTGCCGTCCGGGCCTCTGCTCTGCTGAAAGCGCTCCAGCGTGGACTCCCGTATAGCCTGGCCGAGTGCTGCATTGATGCCGCGCCGGTCGATTTCCGACAGGCTGCGAATCCTGCGCAGTGCGGCCTGCGTATCGCCCTCCAGGCGGATGCTGTACATCTTAAAGCCCCCTCATGCTTGCCCGGCTGAACAGGCGCGGGCTTGACTTTACGGTAAAACCAGCCGCCGCTGCACGCGCCGGATCTTCGGCCTCTGCGCCGATGGAGACCTTCCCGTCTGCAACCAGCGTCAGAAATTTAATTGCTGCATCATGTCGCGTTAAATAGATTTTTTGCTCGCTGTCTTCACTGATTCCCAGCCTTGAAAACAGGTTATAAATCGCAATATCCTTCGAGTATTTGTTGATAACCTTCGGGACTGGGGAAAGCGGCACCTGGTATCGCTTGGCGAGATAACCGTCGATTTCTCCGTCCGCATCGGCGATTGCTTCATCAATGACAGGCCCGGCCAGTTCTTCGCGTTCCGAAGCGTCTTCATGGAACGCATCGCCAAAAATTGTATTTAACGTGTCATCTTTCAACATTGCGCGGACTTCCGCC